GTAGTATCAGTTGGTAAAATTTTATTAGGACGATTTTTATCTCTTAGGAGATTAGGATTTGCTATTCTAAATTCATTTTGAAATATATCATCGTCACGAAGAACTTTAGTAAGTTTAGTAATACTATCATATCCTTCATTATATAAATCAACTAATCTTGCGGCCATTTCGTCACTGTATATTATTGTTTTATTTACAGATACAATTTTTCTAGTGTCGGATAATGATTTTCTAACGCGATCGGCACTACCTTTATTGGTCCATGTTGCAGCGCCATTTTTCTTTCCACGAGTCATAAACATCTGCTTATCTTCAGCAGTTGCATTCGCGTGATAATTCCTTGTACCTTCGATAATTTTTGCTCGTTTAATAGGATCGTTCCATGCATTAGTTAAATGATATGTTCCTAATTTTTTATGAAGATCTCTATGGTCGTGTGTATTCATCTCAACTAAATTAGTAGGATCATTATTTCTACTATTGAGATCGATATGGTGAATTTCTGTGTCTTTACCAGGTCTTGATTTTGGACATACCATAGTATGTACCCATTTTTTCTTTCCAGTAGCATTGCAAGTATACTTCAAATACTTTCCAGCACCTTGGTGTTTCCCTGTAGTTGCATCATGAAGATATAATGGCATTAAACTATCTTGTTCTTTTAGATGTTGTGCTTCTACTTCAGATCCATCACGCATAATAAATCTGTGGTCCGGAGTGACTTTAATCTTTTCTCCGTTATCAAGCAATACTTCAACTAATTGTGTATTAAGACGTGTCTTTCCTGCCCACACAATTTTACCTGGTTCAATTTCATGAGTTTCTTGATTTACCGTATATGCGTAGTTGACTTTACCAGATTCATATTCTTTAATAATATCAATAAGAGATAAATCGCGACCATCTAGTAATTTAATTTTTTCATCTAGTGCGAGACAAGTTTGGGGGAAGAAGTAGTCTTCATTGATTGACAGCGGATTATACGAAGCATCAATAACGCTAGTGCCGCCACCTGTTAAGCTAGGAATACGACGCTGATTAACTTCATTTTTAACACGTTCAACAAATCCCATAGCTAAGTGGCTTGGCATGTTACCAACGTCAATATAAAATACGCGACGTTCAGGAGCACGTTGTACACGATAAATGATAATAGCATCTTCGAGCAATTCTTTTTGCTTGTAAACTTTGAAAATGCTTTCCATTAAGCTGTTACCAAAAGGAAAATTATTATCTAATCCTTCACTTAATGAAATGTGAATTACGTGGTTAGCATCAATTGCATATTGATTTTGATTAATCTGAAAACGGCCGCCTGCATTCTGCGGTGCTCCGCCTACCATGCCGCGCTGTTGTGCGCCAGCAACCATGTAATTGCTGCCTTGACCAGTTCCATTCATGTTACTAGGATTAATCTGAGTAACAGTTAGATTCTGTAAATTAATGTTTAAATCACGAATAACGTATTGTTCTGGTACTTTACCGTCGGATTCATTGACAATAATTTTATCTACCTTAGCAGGATCAATATACATCCATGCCTGTGTTTCGGGATCACGAACGAAGAAAGCATCTCCGTATTTGAAGGTATTACGAACAATCTTAAAGATTCTAGTATAAAACTTGTTAAGTTTAGTCCACTGTTGCAAATACTTACGTAGAACTTTAATTTCTGTTTGAGTAGCTTCTTCTTTAAAGAATAATTCAAACGGAGTACCATTGCTATCATTCATTTGAGTGCAGAATTCTGCAAGAATATCTAGCGCAGCATTAACTTCACTGTCGCTGTCCATAGTATCATATTGCTGATAACGTTCTAGTCTGTTCGGGTGGCCGCTATACACATCAGGCAAATAGCTTGAATAGTTAGTACGACTAGGATTCGCACGGTTACCGACACTGCCTACAGGACTTGTACTTCCGTCATTTACAACGGGAGTAAAATACTTCTTCCATGCCATTTAGTTAATTTCCTTATACTGCTTTGAACAAATTGCCATTAGATGCAAGTACATTAGCTGTCTTCTTAGTATTATCCGAAGTATCTCGCATTGCTCTTACCATATCCATTGTGTTCTTATTTAACGTCTGCACTTCTCTTAGCAATATTTCCATAGGATCTGCTGGAGCATTCAGCTTGTTTGTAGCTGCAAATTCTTGGGCAGCATGTGTTAGTGGTGGTAGATTTGAAGCGTGAGTTGCAGCAGATGTTGTTGCACTTGGATTAGCATTTAACCCAACACTTGATAAGAAACTATTAATCGACGAATCGATTCCGCTTTGAAATCCATCCATTTTTTGATCAGGTTGTACACTATCTTTTAATTTTGACATCGATCCAGATAGTTTGTCAATTTGTGAAATATCTATTTTTAGTAAATCTGAAAGACTTGAATTAAATGTAGCAATGTTTTTAGCAGGTTGCTCCATTCCGTCTCCGATACTCTTCAAAGCATCGGCATTTTTTTGTGTATCTGCACCTAGTTTTAGATTAGAAAATCTTTGTAAATTATCTAAAAGATCATTGCTAAAAAATCCACCTCCTAGGTCGGCCGACCCGCTAAATCCTTTAAAATTACCTAGTGCTGTTGAAAATGCAGTAAATGCATCAGCATTTTTTTGCGTATCTGCACCTAATTTTAGATTAGAAAATCTCCGTAGATTATCTAGCATATCGTTGCCAAACCATCCAGATTTTCCTAGCTCTCCTGCACCCGCCGGCACTCCTTTGAACCCACTAAGTGCATTAGAAAATGCAGTAAACGCTGCTGCATTGCTTTCAGCATTCTTTGAATCGATAGATAATCCCGCAAATTCTACAAATTTATCAATAGGAGTTTTGGCAAAAAAACCTGCCATAGACTCACTTATTGCTCCACCTACTCCAGGTGATGTGCTGCCAATTGCAGCCATACCTGTGGCAAAATCTGCAAATGCTTTGGCATTTACTCCGATGTTAGGTCCTAGATCAAGTCCGGCAAATTGTTTAAACTGATCCAATGGCAATGGTACGTGGAATACTGCTCTTAACGAATCAGCCATTGCTGACAAAATTCCAGGGTTTGCAGGGCCGCCTTTGTAAGCGGCCATTGCTTGGCTAAATGCAATAAATGCTTCTGCATTACCTTTGACTTTTTTGGCATCTATGTTGACTTTGTTAAAATCAACCATTTTATCAACAGGTACTTTAGCGCCAAACCATCTAGTAACAGCGTTTGAGATATGACCGATCATATCGTTAGTCGGGCCGCCTTTATATGAAGCCATTGCATTAGAAAATGCAACAAATGCTTCTGCATTTTCTTTAACTTTTTTAGCGTCGATTGGCATTTTACCAAAATCGATCATTTTCTCGATCGGAGTTTTCCCGCCAAATAATGTACCAATACCGTCGACCATATTTCCAATTAAGCCGCCAATTGACCCCATTACTGCGCCAGCGCCGAACGCGGCAAATCCTAATGCTAGCGCACCGAGGCCCTCTCCTACACTAATAAGATTCTTACCGTCGACTTTTTCAAAACTTTGCAGACCTTTAGCAAGAAATGGTAATGATTCGCCAATGATAATTGCAGATGCACCGATACCCGCCGAAATAATTGCAATAGTTCCTGCAAAAACGCCAGCACCTAACAAAATAACCGGATCTGCAAATGCAGTTAAGCCAGCGGCTAGTCCTTCTAAGAATCCTTGTATTAGGCCACCGGCGCCCTTACCGATCGAACTCAATGCTGGTCCAATTTTTCCAGCACCTTCAGCTACTCCGCCGATAACTCCGCCGATGCCACCTCCACCTTTAGGGCCGCCTCCGACAGCACCCTCAACTGCACCAGCAATTCCGCCGCCGCGTCCGCCGCCGCCAATTAAAGATCTAGCTGCTTCGATCGCATTTAGCACCTTTGTTACTACAATAAGTCCGCCAAATCCAATTACCAATGTTTCAAGTAACTTAGGGAATTTACTAATCCATTCTACTAATGAAACAAATCCAGTAACCATAGAATTTACAATAGGTAATAATTTTGCAATAACAGGAAGTAATTTTTCCCACATGTCTTGCCCCATTTGTTGTATTGCTGCTTGTGCTTTTTCAGCGGCTTCTGCCTGTTTTCCATCCATATCTTTTTTAGCAAGGGCACGCCGTACATCATCATCAGATTGTGTTTTGGCGGTATTATTAAGATCTCCGACAGTTTGTTGGAGATCGCCCATTGCACCACCTTGGGCAATTAATGCATAATTTAGTTGATCACTGTATTTTTGTCCATCTGCGATTTGAGCCTTTCTATTTTCAATATATTGATTTTCTAAATCATCTTTAGTTTTAGTTTTGTCATATATCATATCTGCAGATTTGTTAAGGCCGGCTGCTGCATCACTATACATTGCCGTATACGCCTGTGCTCCTTTGGTTAACGGTGGAACTTTCATAGCATGTGCTTGAAAAGCTTCTACAGCGTCTTTACCGCCAGTAGCTAACGCATAATTTAACCCAGCAATAGCTTTTTCTTTTTCTTCAGGAGACATTTTTGCTAATTTTGATTGCCAAGCTGCATTTAAAGATGCTTGTTTTAGTTGATCTTCCTGCTCTTTTCGACTCTTACCAGTAAGTTCTGCAAGACCATTTAGCTGTTCCATATAGCCAGCTGCTGCTTCAGTAATTTGCGTAGTGTTCTGCATTTCCTGTTTGTTTCTAGCACCAGTCATTTGTAAATACGAAGCCAATCCTTGATTAACTTCTTCAGTAGTGTATCCTAATGCCCTTAGATTATCCCCTGCTCCACTTTTTAATAACTGGTTACTCATCTTAACAAATGCCATTGCACCGTCGTTTGCAGTTCCACCTAATCTAGCAAATGTTTCACTGTTACTTTTTAATAAATTACCGAACTGATCAAGGGTCATATATGTATTTGCAGCAGCCATTCTCATATCAGTTAAACTACCGTTAAAATTTATACCAGAATTGGTAAGCTGTTGATATGTTGAAAATGTTTTTTCTTGAAATTCCGCTAGTTTAGTAAACCCAGTAGCTACTGCGCCTATGCCAAAAGGCAGCCCTTCAAATAATTTTGTTACAGCACTAATAGAGCCTTCACCAGATGTAAGAACACCTAACACTCTAGAAGCATTATTAATTCCTCTAGTAAAAGTTTCACCTGCTGCGGTTAATCCTCCGAGCACTGCACCTGTGTATACAGCAGCTTCACCTAATGCATTCATTTGAGTGTGAACTGCGGCTACTTTACTAGGATCTAAGCCAGAGTTTTTAGCTAAACCGGAGATAGCTTCTTTTTGTGCTTTAGTTGTTGCTAAAGTAGCCTGCAAAATTAATCGCAGAGTAGCTTCAGTAGCAGCATTATCTAAAATAACTTGATCATTACCAATTTGGCCGGTGACATTACTCATATAAAAATCTCTGGTTAAATGCACACATAAATAAAGCTGTACATATCAAAAGTATTTATCGGGACACAAAAGTATGCAGAAAACACTACATAAACCAAAGGTCAACCCTTTATCAAACCTCATGCGGCAGCCTAAATTACAGGTAAAATTACCAAGTAGAGGAATTTATTGGGACGAAGGGTCTATCGACTTTTCAGAGAACAATGAATATGATGTATTTTCCATGACTGCCAAAGACGAAATTGCATTGAAAAATCCAGTTGCACTTGCAAACGGACAGGCATTAGTAAGCATTATTCAAAGTTGCATTCCGTCTATAAAAAATGCTTGGTCGATTCCTAGTATAGATTTAGATGCGTTATTGGTTGCAATAAGGATTGCAACCTATGGTAATATTTTAAAATCTCCAGTAACTGTTAATAATGTATTATTTTCAGTTGATGTCGATCTTTCACTAATTTTAGATCAATTATATAATGATGCATCCTGGGACGAAGAACTAGTAATCAATGATGATTTGAAAATTTATATCAAACCGTTGTCTTATAAAACAATTGCTAAAGCTGGATTAGAAGCACTAGAAACTCAGAAAATTATGAGTGTAGTCAATGATGACGAAATGTCCGAGGATAGAAAATTAGAATTATTTAAAAATAGTTTCAATAAATTATCTCAATATACCCTTAGCACTGTAGCAGATTCAATATCACGAGTTGAATCCGGAGAAGAAGTTGTAGAAAATGAATTCTTTATCAAAGAATTTGTAGAACAATGTGACAGAGAATTGTTCAATATAATTAAAAACAAAATTGACACCGAATCCTCTGCAAATAGCGTTAAACCCGTTAAGGTTAAGGCCACAGACGAGATTAAACAAATCAGTAAAGAGGAAGAAATCGAAGTAACTGTAGAGTTTACACCTACTAATTTCTTCTTATAAGGATAATACATGACTGTATCTAAACAAAATCCGTTGTCTAACTTCATGAGACAACCTAAGATCTACATTAGTTTACCCAGCAACGGAGCCTATTGGCCCGATGGTAGTATCAATTATCCAGAAAACGGCCAATTGCCAGTTTATTCCATGACTGCCAAAGATGAACTAATGTTTAAAACTCCTGATGCGCTACTCAACGGTCAAGCAGTAGTTGATGTGATCGAGAGCTGCATTCCTAACATCAAAAATGCCTGGGATACTCCAAACATCGACGTTGATACTCTGTTAATTGCTATTAGATTAGCAACCTACGGAGAAATGATGGATCTCACTCATCGAGTTCCTAACACCAACGAAGATGTAACCTACCAAGTCGACCTACGCATCTTGCTCGACGAATTATCAAGATCAGATCCGTGGAAAGAAGCTGTGCAGATCACTGATAATTTAACTTGTTTCATTCGTCCGCTAACATACAAACATCTTACAAATACCAGTTTAAAAACTTTTGAAACTCAGCGTCTATTACAGGCGGCAAATAATGACGAGTTAAGTGAAGAACAAAAATTAGAAATTTACAATCAAGGACTAGGCTCTATGAGCGATATTACTTTAGATCTCACAGTCGAAAGTATTAAAGCCATAGAAATCCCGGGCACAATTGTTAGAGAACGAGAATTTATTAAAGAATTTCTCGATAATGCAGACAAAGATGTTTACAAAAAAATACAAGAACACATTGCTGCCATGCGCGATGCAAACAGTCTTAAGCCAATAACAATTAGATCATCTGAAGAGCAGATTGAAGCAGGTGCACCTGAAACATATCTTCTCCCAGTGACAATGGACAACTCGGATTTTTTCGCGCAAAGATCTTAACACTCGATAGCTCTGAGATTGAAGATTTTGTACTTCAATTTGACAAAGATTCCAAGGCTATTAAAAAAGATCTACTTAAAATTTGTTGGTTTATGAGAGGTAGTGTTACCCTAGACCTAGCATTTCAACTAGATGTTGAAACTCGTGAGATTATCTACGGAATTATCGAAGATAATCTCAATACAACCAAAGAAACTGGTCTTAATTTCTTTTAGAAAAACACTAGCCTGCATTTATAAGTATAAATAAACATAAGGATACAGACTTAATGTTTATAGATAACAAATATAATAAATGGTATAATAATATCATTCAGAATGCAAAATCACAATATAGGATTTTAGATTATTCCGAAGTACATCATATAATACCAAGAAGCTTAGGTGGTAATAATGATGAATCAAATCTTGTGAGATTAACAGCTAGAGAACATTTTATTTGTCATTTTTTATTAACTAAGTTCACAATTGGTAATGATTATCATAAAATGATTTATGCGTGCAACGGAATGAAACGCGCACGACAATATCAACATCGATATATTAATTCTAGATTATATGAAGTTATTAAAAAAGAAGCCTCTAAAATTCAAAGTGAGAAATTTAAAGGTAAAATATTAAGTAGTGAACATCGTGCTAATATTTCAAAAGGAAATTTAGGGCGCATATCTTCTCCAGAAACTATAGAAAAACGCCGGATAGCAAATATAGGAAAAACGCGAACTTTAGCGCAAAAAGAAAGAATGAGTATTGCGCAGAAAAATAGAGATCCTGTAGAATTTTCAGACCAACAGAAAAAAGAAATATCTAAAAAAATATCGGCTGGCCTCAAAGGCAAAATTAAATCCGAAGAACATAAACAGAAATTATCAGATAGCCTCAAGGGAAAGAAACTTGGACCAAAATCTGAAGAGACTAAACAAAAAATGCGTAAGCCTAAATCCGAAGAACATAAGAGAGCAATTTCAGAAGGCCGCAAGGCGCGATTTGCATCTCTTAAAAATTCCAATAATTAAATGTCTTGACCTAGAAATTTACTATAAAAAATCACAGATTCTGATGTAGGTTTCTGCATATTTTTAATATCGCCTATTTTAGTGTCTGGACCAACTCCTCCGCCTGCCCAATCATAATCTCCAGACTTCATTGCTGGTCTATTAGCAGCTAGTGTTGTACCACCTGCCTGCGGAAGTGGTCTATTTTGACGAGCTCGATAAGCCGGACGAGCCTTTTCAATTTCGTCAGGAGTCATACCTTGCTTTTTAAGATTTGCTTCCCATTGCTGTTCTTCTGGAGATATCTTAGCGGCCTGAGGAGCAGCAGCTTTAGGAGTAGGAGCAACGGCTTGCGGAGCCTTTGAAGCAGCAGTTGTTGAACCAGTACGTAATAAGCTACCACCTGTAGTGATGCCTCCGCTAGTTGGACTTCTAAAATTAGTAGTAGTTGCAGGTCTTTGAGGAACAGTAGGTGCAGCAAATGGATTTGTAGTCTGTGAAGTAGTTGCAGTACCTTGTGTAGGAGTTGTACCCTGCGAAATAGGCGCTGCTGTAGTAGCTTGCGGAGATGGTTGTTCACTAGCTTGTGGTAATGGTTTACCAGTTACAGCATCAAACTGTTCGCCTTTTTTAATTGATCTGCCATTTGAATGAGTCAGAGTTTGACCACTAACTGCTGATCGACCAGCAGCATATCCTTGTCGAGCAGCAGCGCCAGCGCCTGCAAGGCCGCCAGCTAGTGCGCCTGCACCTCTAGCAAACCCACCTACTCCTTTAGCTAGCCCTCTGCCAATCCCACCTAGACTTAATTCATCTATCTGCGATTCAGTCATTAATTCATTGATTTTCATTCTTATGCTCCACAAGCGATGTTTTATTTATTATAATAATGAGCTGAAGCTCATTTGCTTCTTCACTAATCGTTCGAAGCAATTTTTCTTTTTTCATTTAGTTTGATTTATATGAATCTATGAGCGAAGCAACTTAATATTCATGTAGATTGTTGCAGTCAGACGGAACCTCCTTAAAGGTTCCGCCATCCTTGGTTTTCATGTGAGTTCTCACAGCCAAGACATTGGAAGTAGGTTCCTTGTTTATACACCCGCTCTATGGGCTCTGCGCTTTCCCTGCCTACCGCGACATCCTACAAGCAATTTTGTAGTATCCTTGGGTTCGTTCCGTCCTCAAGGTTTTTAAGAGCATTAGTGTTTTCGAATGGTAACAGACATTCTATGTCAATCTTAGACCCAGTGGGGAATGCTTAACATGTTACGTGTGCGACTAGGAATCATCGCCTTTTCCACATCGGTTTAGTACTGGGCCGACACCCTTATGTGTTACGAACTGTAGTGCCTTAGATGGAGCCTTTAGGAAGCCATGCGACCCATTTGTCTTTGCAGGTCTTACAAATTATCTTGCCTGCATGTGGACCAAATGGACCTTTGAGTGGTTGCCAATCGTGTTGTTCGTGTTTGCCTAAGTTGATTTTTGTATTTTGAGATAGTGGTCTGTTTTTAGTTTTGCCGAGACTATAGTTTTGCCATTTAGGATCTTGAATTTTGTGCCTAATTTTTTCCAACGCAATTATATCTTGTAGATCATAATCGTGTTTTTTTGCGTTATTATAGTCAGTCATATTACAGTTTCTTAATGTGTGAGCCATGTACACGGACGGAAATATGTCCGTTATAATAATCTGTTGTTTCTAAAACTTTACGGTTAAATTGTTCCCGAGCTTCAACATAACTGCATTCTGCTTTAGACTTGCAGTAATAAAGAATCTCTCGCTTGAATTTATCCTTGCCTAAGGCCTCAACGTCTGCATTTAGGTTCTCACTTGAACCATAATACGTTTGCCAATCAGATTCAATTTTGCCTCGAATTTTTTTACGTTTTTTTGTGCCGTTCTTCAACTTTACAGTTTTGTAGGTCGTCTTTGAAAATTTTGCTAGTTTTTTGCCTATGTACATACGGCCGGAGACCGTGTTGGTAATCAAATAAACGAAACCAACACAGTCTTCGGGTAGTTCAGATACAATATTGTTCTGAAAGAACCAGGTCAATTACTTGGCCTTGGCTTCCTTGCGTGCATTCTTTTCAGCAGTAATTTCGTTACGACGAGTCTTAACGAGCTTGCCGAGGTCACCTAGTGCCTTGCGAGCACGAGTACCGGCAGCAGCATTACCCTTGGTAAACTTAGCATCTTCTGCTAGAAACGAATCTACTGCGGTCTGAATTGCGGTTGTTGTATCACTCATTTGTATTATCCTTTTTTACTCTGTTGACTGCGCTCCATTCTACGCTTCTTTCTTTTTTACGTAGTTGGGCAATTTGTTCCATGGCCTTCGCGGTTAGTCGCAATCTTTTTAAAACTTTTCTTAAATCTGAAGTTCTAGATGGACTTTGTCTTTCTAAAAACGATAGATGTAAAGTATGGTACTCAACTAATGCGTCTATAAACTCGTCATGTAGTTCAGTATACTTGTTTATCAGTTCTGACATCAGGCCTCCACATATTCTGGATTTGAATCATAGCTCGTGAAACCGTTCTCCTTGATTACTCGTAGAACGGTGTTTACTCGACCAACTAAGTCATCTTTATGACTGATCAAAAATACGTTTTTATTTCTTTCTCTGGCCATTTTCTTCAGTACGCTTAACCCTGCTTCTACGCCAGCGGCATCCATGCCAGCATCGATTAGCTCGTCTACAAACAGTAGGTTAATGTGTTGATATAAGTTTTCCCAAACATCGCGGAACGCAAAACTTAGACTTAAAATTAGTCGATTTCGTTCACCACGACTTAGATTGTCAAAATCTAGTTCTTGACCTAGCTGTGTAATTTCTACAGATAGGTCATTTTGGAATACCACTAAATGCGGCAATCCTAGTTTACTGACATAGTAACTCAATCTTTTGTTTAGGTAACTTAGATTTTGATCTATGATCTTTTTTCTAATGAAAGAATCTTTATTTGTTAGTAGCTTATGCATGAAATCTTGATGATCTTTAAGTTTTGTCAACTCATTAACTGTAGTCCAATCAATTTCTTGGAGTGCAGTTTCCGTTAGATCTTCAATTTGCTCAAGATAAGGGTTCATCTCTAATAGTTTAGATTCCAAACTGTTTTCTAAACTAGCAAGATTATTTTTATGACCTAGAGCTTCACTCTCTGTTTCATAAAATGTATCAGCGGGCTTTGTTAAATCTCCGAGCTCTTGTAATGCGACATTGATTACTGATAAGTCATTGCGGACTTTATCTGCATAAATGACGCTTTCTTTGTGATCTTTTTTAACAATTTCTACCATTTCGCTGTGTTTATGATCGAGCAATGATTGTTCGCAGCTGGGACATTTTTTGTCTTCTAGAGCAGCAATTTCTCTAGAATATTTGTCCACAGCCTTTTCTGCTCGACTTAGTGCAGACTCCAATGTTGCCTGCTGTTTTACCAGTTCTCTTTTAGTTGAAATATTTGTATTCCATTCTTTAAGAGTAACATGGGCATTGAGTTCTGCATCAATATCAACAGAACTTAATTCTATAATAGCTTTACCTAGCTTATCTATTTCTTGTTGTTGTTTATTTTCCCAAGCAGTACTTTTAATAGAGATGCTATCGATGCTTTTTTGAACATTGCTGTTGGCGGTCTTAATACTTTCAATTTTAAATGTTTCTAATTGAATGTCGTCTTTGACTTTTTTCATTGCTATTTTAAGATTTTCAGCTTTTTCGCTGAGAACAGTAATACCTAATAGCTGTTCGATGACTTCTCGTTGTGCAGCAGCACCCATAGATAAGAACGGTTCGGTATATGTGTTAAGCGCAACCAAGTGCTTAAACATAGTATGCTTCATGCCTAGGAGTTGTTCAATATCTTTTTGGGTTTCTCTGCTATCCCCTTGTGCGTCGTCTTCGGTTTCATCTTTTTTCTGTTCTTGATCATCTTTAAACAGTTTTAAGACGTTAGGCTTACGACCACGCTCGATTCGATAAGTAGAACCCTTTGTTTCAAACTCTACAGTAACCAACATGTGTTTACCATTAGTTTTATTGATTAAATTCTCTTTTCGAATGTTGGTCAACGCTTGGCCATATAATGCATAGCTAAGTGCGTTGATCATAGTAGTTTTGCCCGTTCCATTTCGACTACCGCTATCATCACCACCGAGATCTAGGTTTTCACCTAGAACTAGTGTGAGATGTTCTTTGTCAAAATCGACTGCCTGGGTTTGATTTCCTACTGAGAGGAAGTTTTTCAAAGTTAAACTCTTAATTCGAAATGCCATATTGCCTCATTAAATTATCTTTCCATGGTAACATTCTAAGGTTACTGATTTGTGATGCTTCTTGAGGAGTTAACCCTTTTTCGAAACATTCTTTGATAGGAATTATATGATCTAGTTGCCAGCCGCCATCTATTCCGCAACGTGTTCTGGGGTAATTGTTAGGATTGATTATATTGATATTTTGTTCATATATTTTTTGACTTAACCCGTGAACTTTTCTTGCGTAACGTTTATATTCTGGCGTTAATATATTACGAATTTTTCTAGTACCTATTCCTTTTTTTGCAACATTTGTTGTTCGTTGTTGGCAGGAATGAGAACAATATTTTTTAGAACTAGACTGTACAACTATAAACATATTATTACATTCTTTACCTATGCATTCTCTAGTTTCTTTTCGCGTTTTATTAGGATTAGCTTTTCCTTTTTTTGCTAACGAAATTTTTTTACCTATTTCGATTGATCTCTTTACACCTTTTAACGATGAAGGTATACCCGAAGGCCGCCCAATTTTTGCTTTAATACCTAATTTATTGCGAGATTGCTGAATAGTATAACTAGGTAATCCTAAAATTTCTTCTAATTCTTTCGAACTATAATCTAAATTGTGTAATAATTCTAATTCTTTGTCATTAAATTGTCGTCTCATGGTAAACCTTTTTGATATATTTACCTCTTAACGGTGAGTGTTTTAATATTGAATGACATTATAGGTTATTATAAATCTCTAAAAGCATTTTGGTATCAAATGCATCTGATTCTATTTTGATCAGTTGTTCCATTACGATTTTATCTACAGATTCGAATTCTACATCTGGGTTATCCTCGGTTGCAGCATCTAAACTAACTTTGTCTTGAATTAGACTAATTTCTCTAATATCATACTCATTAACAAATGATTCCTTAATGAAATTAGCTTCTTCATATGAGATATCGATGTCGAGATTAACTCTCAGATACATTTTACTTTTGAGAATGTCGTCTTTTTGATCGATAAGCTCGCTGAGTTTAAGATTTCTAAACTTAGGAGCATCGTCCCATGAGATAAACTCTGGTTTTCCACCCCAATCTAGGAGCATCATACCGCGATCGTCGTCGCCTGTGTCTGCAAAGTTATGTGGGAATGCATTTCCGATGTACCAAATCTTATCACGATTTTGACGCTTGTGAAAATGTCCAGAGAACACATAATCCTGATGTTTGAAATGCACGGATTGAAGTTCGCCGTGATCTGGCATCTGGACCATTGCATTCATATAAAACAGTGGCAATTCAAAATGACCAAACATATATTTGCTTTTGATTTTGCTGATGTTTTTCCATTCGTCTTTAATTAACCACGGAACAAGTGTAACATCACCGATTGTTGTGATTTTATTGACGATAGTTACTCCTGGAATATGTTTACCAAAAGCACTAGAATGCACATCTCTTTTGTCTTTATAGAACAAATCGTGATTGCCCGGAAACCAAAAGAACTGCTCAAAAGCAGCACCTAGTTTTTCTAAGCATCGCAAACTGGTATCGAGTGTGGTTAAATTAATAGTGTTTCGATTATGATGCCAGTCACCGAGGAATATGCAGGTTTCTGCACCTGCTTTTTTAGATTCCTCGATAAACCAATCAACAAATTCTTCACAATCATTGTTGTGAGTTGCACTATTACTTTTAAGACCGAAGTGAATATCGGTAAACGCTGCTACTTTTTTAAACAATTGCATTATTATTTTTATCCTTACCTACATTATACAACATAATAGGTAACAAATCAAGACTGCTCTTCGGATTCTTCTGGGGTTTCGACAGATTTAGGCATCCGTTGACTCTTGTATAATTTGGCCTGTCTAGCAATTTCGTCTGCAAAATCACCGCTGTTTTGTCTAGTCATACTAGGTGCTAGCCCATTTTCTTCTAGTAAGTCATCTCGAATATTTTGAGCTTTCTTTTCTAGATTAAGAATTCTAGTGAAAGAGTTAGTCACTGCGGCAGTGTAATATGCAAATGGATTTTCAGACTTTGATTCATCAAACTGTAATCCGATCTGACTGAGCTGTAGAATTGCTTGTCCCTTCATTTCTTCGACGTAGGTATATCCTCGCCAATTAGAACGTTGGGCATAGCGTTCTGCTAGCTTCATAAACATTTTACCTAGATTTTCTGTAATACGACCGTGATCTTTAGAGAAATACCCATTCTGCAAACCGTCGCGCCAGTGACTTTTCCCTACACAGAATAGATTATCTTCCTCGTCAAATTTCCAATGTTGGTATGGGGGGAAGTTTATTTTTTCGTGACCATCAGCGACAGTCTTGGTGGTCTTTTTACGTCCTGGCGTTAACGGAATATGATCAAAGGTCATAATTCTAAAGATTAAATCAGTCTTCATGATAGTCTTATAAT